GTTTTCTTCGCCGTCATATTGGTCATTGAAAGCATCGGCAAGCCAAGCATGGATAGCAGTACCGGAAATCGAAGGCCACGGATCAGTGGTCTTGTTGGTCTTTTCCCAATCGAGCAACTTGTACGCAGTCTTGCGAACGCAGACTTCGCCGACTTCCGACAAGCCCAATGCTCGCTGCTTGGAGCGCGGGGCATTGGCAGCGCGGTTCGAGACCACTTGCTGAATTTTCTGCGCGAGAGCCGAAGCCTCATCGCCCGGTGCGCTAAATATCATTCTTCAACAATCGTGAAGCGCCGAGTGACGGTTGTGGTTTCGAGCTTAGCCACCAAGTCCTCGGGCAGAAGCTCGCGGATTTTCTTGATGTCGATGCGTGAGGATTCCACGGTTGTCCAGCGAACGGCTTCCCGACCATTGACCAAGCCGATTTCGGCATCGCCGAGAGCTGCCTTGACCTGCTCTTGGGCTATGTCGGCCTTCTCTTGCCATTCCTTGATTTTGGCTTTTGCCTCAATGAAGGCGGTCAGGAATGCACCAGCCGCCCCATCAAGGTCAACCATTTGCGAGTTGATTTGTGTTGACATTATTGCTCCCCTGTTTGGTTTTTGTTTAGTAGTAGTTGTGCGAACGCTCGAATGCCCATGCAGAGCAGACCGAGTTGTGACCGCCGTAGTGACGAGAGATATAAGCGAGAGCTGCAACAACCTGAGCCAATGGATCAGCGGAATGCTGGAGTCCAAGGTTCTGATAAGTCGAAGCCAGCAGTTGTCCTACGCCTCGGGCTGAGGAGTGAGGATTCTTTGCGTAAGGATTCATGTGGCTTTCCACGGTGAGAATCTGACGAAAGCACTTTGCGCTTTGTGGTGTCATAAGCTCGTTGATGACGAGGTTGATTTTTTCAGCATCGGTCAAATTGACCGCATCGTTGACAGTAATCACCCGAGTTGCCGGTGATTGCTTCCAAATCAGGCCGCTGGTTGTGACCGTGAGGAAGAGGATTGAGATTGAGAGGACTGCGATTATTGCCTGTGAGAATTTGCGACTCATTCGATGAGTCCTTTCTGCCTAGCCCTGAGAAGAGTCCTTTTGACCGAATCCAGTTCGATGCCAAGAATTCGAGCAGTTTCCTCTTCACTAAAGCCAAGCGATAGATTGTTCAAAATATCCCCTAGACCGTGATGACGAAGGTTCTCCTTTTCTTTCCATAGTTCCTTGATTTCTTCGGCGGTTTTCCCTGCCCAAAATCCATCTGAGATTTGATTGTCGATTGCATAAGTGAGGCATTCAGCCTGATGGATACAAGTTCCGCAGAAGTGTTGTAGCTGCGGCAACCGTTCCTCTAATTCTACCCGAGAAGTCGGAAAGAAGAAATCTGGATCACCATCTAGGCATTTAGCCTTGGGAAACTTGGGAAAGTTGAAAAGTCCGGTGAGACTCATTTCGCATCTCCATAGCCCGCTTCACGCAGTAAATCCACAATGAAGGCCAACGGCATGATTGCCCAAAAGTCCTCGGGTCGGGCAACGCCAACGCCGTTCGGCTTGACCACCAAAATGCCGTAGTCAGCTTTCGCGTTGATGCGCTCAACTTCGGTTTCTTTGATCCATTCAGGAAACTTGTAGCTCTTGTGATTCTTGACTTCCCATGCAAGGCAAGGAGTACCAGTCACATCTCCTTGGTCGAATTGCCCAGTCAGCGCTCGCCGTTCAGCCAGTGGAAATCCATTGGCTTGCAGGTATTTGACGAGTGCTGACTCGGCAATCGTTCCCTTTGCCTTCGCTTTGCTCATGGCTTAGCGATGCCCCTTGGCAGGGAATTGACCGGCAGAATGACGGTTCTGTCGGTTCTCGTAGTGAAGAATTATTTCGCGAAGGTTTTCCATCTCGCGGTAGTTGCGGCGAATTTCCAGTTCGAGTTGATGCTTTGATTCTTTATGAGCATCGCGCTCAGTGAAAACGCCGAGAAGGAATGCGGTGGTGGCAATAGCCAACAGGATTAGTGCTTCGATATTCCACGCCATTATTTGTTGCCCCCTTTATCGAATACCTTGCGGAAGTTATGCCAATCTTCGATTGACCCATTCAAATCTTCATTTTTCATTGAGATGCGCTCCAGCCAAAGAATCAACGGCATGGAAACGAGGAAGGTAATAATTACTGTAATGATGATTGTCATTATGCGACTACCTTCAACTGTGAAATATTGAAAGTGCAAAAATGTGGGCAAGCATCGTAATCAAAAAATACTGTTGCTTTGCCAAGTTTGAAATTTATGGATTCAATAACACCAAATTCAATACCAGCCATTGAATTGACTTGAACTTTATCGCCTGTTGCCATTTGTTACTCCTTGGGTTGTAGGAAAGTCCTTGTCTCTCCTTGTTGCCCTAAGCCTAAACCATATTTGTCAACTTGGTAACCATTTGCCCAAAGTCGGGCGTGTCGTGCCTCACAAAGCGAAAAAGACCCTCACTGCCAACCGTAGTCGGGCAGTGAGGGTCTTTTTCTATCAGGCTGGCGAGCCGGGCGAGGTGGGCTACTAGCCAGCGAGAGCGCGAATATTCGGAGTCATTTTATTTCCCCCGCAATCGCCAGATAAGCAGCTCCGTCAATGAAAGAATCATCTAGCGGGTTATAGGCAAGACGAGCCAGCTTCAAGCCAGCCATGCAGAGAGCGACCTGATATGGCTCAATTTCTTGGCCGAGGATAACCGACCAAATCTTGGCGATGCGCTCATGGTTCTCGCGAGGGTCACCATTTTGGTCGTTGCGATCACCCATGGTCAGGCGAATGGCTTCCTTCAGAATCTCATCGCGCATCATGCTCGGTCACCGAGCGAATTCATCGACTTCAAGTCCGATTCCTCAAACTGATAATTATGAATCTGACGGCCTTCCGCGCCTGTCATCTTCGGTTCCATGCTTTCGATATCTGCCACTTCACTCCACCCCCTGAATTGGATTTTTGGCGTGTCCGACTCTACCTCTTCGGCGGTACACCAAAGAATCAAATCGGCTTTTCTCTTGACGGAAGAATACTGCGAAACCGATACGCATCTGCCCCAATCATCCCAATGTTGAGCACTCCATGTCTTGACTTCGATGCGACCGACCTTGGAGTCAATATCGCACTCTTTGTCCTTGGTTAGATCAAGGAAGTGGGGAACAGGCTTCAAACGCTTTTTTTCCAAATAGATATATGCGGCAAACTCGCCGAGCCTTCCGACCAAGTGAGAATTCGCAGTGTTTCGGTAATGCCGGAAAATCTTGGAATACTTTTGGAAGGAAACCTCGGCGAGTAGAAGTGCTGCCAATTTGGTTTCTGCGTTGAGAACCAACCCCTGTGAGGACAAGAATTATCCTTGGGTTGGCGGTGTCACTGGCGCTTTCGCTGGCTCTGTTGAGACATCGGCAATCGCGGCGTGAATGGAATCGTTGGTCTCGCCAGCCTTAGCCGTTGCAGTGCGAAATGCCTCTTGAATGTCAAAGTCAGTGGCTTTGCCTGACCAAGCCAATGCCACGCCAATATAGACGATGACAGTTGCACACGCTGTGCCAAAGGCAATAGCGCCACCGGTGAGCCAGTCCTTAGCGATGACTGCGCCAACGCCCATTCCGGGAAGGAATGTCATCATGGCAAGGCCGAGAACGCGAATAACGAGATTCTTTGTGGTTTTCATTTTTCCCTACTTTGCTGGAGTAATAACTGGCCACGCTGGTCGCGCAACCGCAATAATTGTTTTGCCGAAATAACGCTTGCGACAATAGACACCGCCACCGTTCTGCTGGCTTCCATTTGCCCCTTCAGGGCTTGTATTGCCTTCGATAGTGTTGAGGAATCCCGCGCCGACTGATTCGACAATTCCTACATGGTCGGCAATTCCCTTGCCTTCCCAATCGAAGAAAACAACATCGCCAGGCTGAGCCTTGCTTGGATCAACGAGAGCATTCTTTTTCTTGAAATAATTCACGCCATCAGGACAGTAAATAAATCCAAATTTATTCTTGGCAGCGACTAATGAGGATGCTGCAACTTGGGCAAAGCACCATGAGACGAAACAGGCACACCAGCTTGCACCTTGGTCATTTTCGCCGGTGCATTTCTTCCACCAATCCCAGTAAGGAACAAGATTGCCAGACTTACCGTCAGCGCCACCCTTTTCGACAGTACCGACCTGTGAAGCTGCTACTTTCAGAACATCAGTTCCGGTCATGCAGATTTCCTTGCTCTTGGTTTGACTTCTGATTTTGCCTTCATGACTTCAACATCAATTTTGATGATATTTTGATTTTCGATGAGTTGGTCAACTTTGTTGATAAGGCCAGTCTGACCGTCATTGTATAAAGCATATTCGATGCGGGCTAATTTATCCTCGATTGCCTCGGTGTGTGTCTTGATGGAGTGTTTTGCAATCACACT